CTCGAGAGTTTCAGTTTTAATACGACGTGCAATATCATTGACAAAATAATCTTTGTCAAACTCATCAACACAATCTTCATACTCAGATTCAACTTGTGCTCGAATAGCATCTGGCGCTCGAGTAGCATATTCACTTAAGAATTTCAACGTGTTGATTGACTTATACTTTTCTTCCCGCCACTTTTTACACACAGTTGCGGCAAATTCGTGATATGAAATAGGTTCTCCACTTTCCACCCAGCCAGCATCACTGCTTTTATCTCGAATAATACGTTGGAATTCGTATATAGACAAGTCTATGGCTTTAGTGGGATCTAACTTGGTTTTATCCAATTTCAAGTATGAAGTACCAGAGTTTTCCCTTGGGGTACGAATACCATATTCTGCTTTAGGACTCACTCTATAAGCCATATCACCCATACGATTAAAGAAAGCATCCGGGAAAGTTAATGATTCGACTTTAACGTTGTAGTCATTAGTCGTATACAACAACATTTCAGCAGAAGAAAAAGTATTTTTATCGTGTAAAGCGGCCATATGTAGATGTTGTGGAAAAGAGTTACAAGAACGAATAACTTCGAATAATTCTGGGTTGGGCGATGTTTTGTCATCTTTCATCTGAAAAGCGTCATCATAAATGACAATCTTTTGACCTTTATAACCATCCCAATATTCAGTTTCGACTTGTCTACCATAAACTTGATGGTGGAAATCCTCTTTCTTAATCATGCCCATTTCGCGCAAAACATCAATACATAACGGATAAACCATTTCTGTCTTGCCAACTCCAGATTCTCCAACGAGCCATACGCAAATAGGACGCATACGCGGTCCTCCACCTTTAACGGGTGAACATGCAACATATTCCCACAATTGTTTAGCGGGTAACATTGTGGCAGTAACTAATCGATACATTTCTGTACTGAGTAGTGGTTCAGCTTTATACTTCAAACCACGATAATATAATTGTTCAACTTTGTTAGCAGTTTCAATATCTGTATCAATTTTATCACGCTGTTCAAGTTCCAAATGGTAGCGCACTTCCTGTGACCAACTTTGGATCTCACCATACAAACCGTTAGCTCGTTGCAACTCTTCTTTAGTCTTCCCAAGAACCATCATTTTAATTTGATCATTGGCCATATTAAAATATTCTGAACAATAATCAGTAATTTTTCTGGCTCCTTCAATAGATTTTGGAATTCGGTCTAAACGAGAAATATAAGTATCCCAATCTTGTTTTCCGGGGATCTTCTTAATCGTGAAGAAAGCAATAGCAGCAAAAATCAATTTACCACAAGTATGAAACCAAGGATGATAAATCAAATCCTCAACTTGATCTTCAACAAATCCTTG